ACTCTTGCTAAGTATCAGTATCAAATGGCATTTGTCGCGGATCAGGAGATAAATATGCTTGCTTGTTTAACTGAAATTATGGTGGAGTGTGAATTTAAATGATTGATGTAAAACTGTTTCGTATTACAACTGGCGAAGAAGTGGTTGCAGAACTTGTTTCTGAAACTGATGATACTGTGACTGTTAAGAATGGTCTGGTTGTTCTTCCCACAAATACTGGTGTAGGATTTGCACCATGGGCCACTGTGATTGATCAGGAAAATCCAGAGATCACAATATCTAAACGGCATGTCGTTTATATTGTGCCTGTTCAAGAAGATGTTGCCAAACGATATAATGAAATGTTTGGTAGCAAATTAGTAACACCCTCTAGTAAAAAACTGATCGTATGAAAACCCCTAGACAAAAAAAATCCAGAACGTACTATTATTTCTGGGCGTTCATGGCACTCACAGTATTCTTTGGACAACTCTATGTTGGATATGGATACCGTCTCATGTACGGAAGTATGTTAGACTTGATGGATAAAGTTGATGGAGTGCTTCTCCGCACAACACCTGATAAAGGACCGAAATTTCTCTGATGATTATATCTAATGATGATGCCGTTTGGGCCGCAGACGAATTCATCAAGTATTTCTCTCAGATGGGAAATATTGAGGACTATCTGCGTTTTGTGAAAAAAGAAGTAATCAAGTCCACAAGTTCTCTTGCACCACTTCATGATGAGTTCTTCAACGAAGACATTCATCCGCAAGAGATGGAGTTTGATATCAAGTTTGTTGGTGCTCGCTTTCAGCAGTCAGTACCACAAGAACACTATGGCAATCTATTGAGGGCAGTGTCTTCTCATAATAATGAGAGCAACATTCCTGGCAGAGAATTGCGTTGGATGATCTTTGAGAAGAAGACTCAAAGTTGTCTTGGATTTATCCGCTTTGGATCTCCCACTATCAACTCTAAACCAAGAAACATTTGGTTAGGTCAAGCACCTAATCTTTCAATCTTCAATCGCCATGCAGCCATGGGATTTGTGATTGTGCCATCTCAACCGTTTGGATACAACTATCTTGGAGGTAAACTCCTTGCGCTGCTGTGCTGCTCTCACTATGCCCGTGAGACGCTAAATGAAGTCTTTGAGAAGGACATCGCCCTGTTTGAAACCACGTCTCTCTACGGGTCCACAACGGATGCCTCACAGTACGATGGTCTCAAACCATTCATGAGGTACAAGGGACTGACTGAGAGTAAGTTCCTGCCCCTGCTTCATGATGAGGCATTCCACCGTCTTCATGATCGGTTCACTGTGTGGAACAATAACCAACCTTTGACTGACAAGAAAGCATCATCCAAGAAAATGAAGCGTCAGACAAAGATGATTTCTATCACCCGCAATTCTTTAAAGGAATATGGGATGAATGAGAAACTGGATCAGTTCAATTCAGTGATAGAGACTGCACTGTCTCTCACTCAGAAGAAGAGAACTTACTTCTGTGAATATGGATATTCAAATGTCAAAGAAGTAATTCTTGGTGAGCAGGAAGAATTGGTTCGTGGTCCTAACTGGGACAAGTTCTATCTTGAGAACATTATTGCTTGGTGGAAGAAGAAAGCAACCAAGAGATATGAAAAACTCAAGGCAGAGGGTAGGTTCAGAAACAAAGTAGAACTCTGGACTGATGATGATGACATTCAAATTATTAGATAATGGAACTCAAAGACTGGTTAAATTCAATCAACTTCAACAAAGAGGATCTAAGTGAGGACATTAGCTCTTACCCTCCATATATCATTAATCGTTGTCTGTCTGGGCACCTTGATTGTGTCATGTTTGCTAATGAAATGAATAGGTATAGTTTCCTTGATAAAGATATGCAATATTCATTTTATCTAAATACTTTGAGGAAAAGAAAGAGATTCTCTCCTTGGCTCCGAAAGGATAAAGTCCAAGATTTAGAATGTGTCAAACAATACTATGGCTATAGTAATGAGAAGGCATCCCAAGCTCTGAAAATTCTTACACAAGAACAACTTACTTTTATTAAACAACGACTTGACACTGGAGGAATGAAATGAGTACTACGGTTGAACCAACGGTACAGTGGTCACAAGATCAAATGGTGCAGGTGCTTCTAAGTGAACCTGATGATTTCCTGAAAGTTCGTGAGACACTGACACGCATCGGAGTTGCATCACGTAAGGAGAAGAAACTCTATCAGTCATGCCATATCTTGCATAAGCAGGGCTTATACTATATCGTCCATTTCAAAGAGCTCTTTGCACTGGACGGAAAACATGCTAACCTTACTGTTAACGATGTCCAGAGACGCAATCGTATTGCACGTCTTCTCGCTGACTGGGGACTTATCTCCATCGTAAAAGAAGAATCAGTTCTCGACATCGCTCCACTGAATCAAATTAAAGTTCTGGCTTATAAGGATAAGTCGGACTGGATTCTGGAGCAAAAATATAATATTGGAAAGAAAGGTAAGCAACAAGAAGGTGAATGAAAACTATTGAACGTCATCGTTATAGAGACAAAGAGATATTTCAAACCAGAACATTAACCTATAATCCATATCCCATGACTGAGATCGAATCGGTCATGGGATCTATTGCTAGTAACCTAACACCAAAAATGGTTACTAAAAAATATCGGGAGGAAAATGCTAGTAATCCCATGTTCGGGCACTGTTTCCACTCATCCCAAGCCCTGTTCTACCTCATGGACACGGATGTTCTTGAGCAGAGAACTGCAATTGATTATCACGGCTGCTCTCACTGGTGGCTCCTTGACACCTCCACCGATAAGGTGTATGATATCACCGCTGACCAATACTACCATGTTGGTCAGACTCCTCCATACGTTGACGGAAAGAAAAAACCGTGGTATGGTTGGAAGCAAAGACCACACCAGAGGACATTAGATCTGATGGTTCTGGTTCTTGGAGAGAGGTTGATCCTTGACAAAATTACAAACTATATTTAAAATAATCTTGTTGACCAGAGACTCAACAAATTTAACTTATGAAGAAAACACCAAAAGAATTTAATATCTACGATCACATCGATTTTACTGAAGAGCAACTCGATGACGTAGAACTCTCTTTTGATCCAAAAACAAAAGAGTACAATACTTTCATGACCACTATTACACCAGAAATAGCGGCATATATCTTGGCACATCACAATAAAGACAATCGTAAGTTTACGATGGCTCAAGTGGTGTCCATTTACAACAGCATTCTGGAAGATGGATGGCTTGCAGATGGTCAACCACTAACTTTTAATGTTGAAGGAAACATCACAGAATTTCAGCACAGGTTGCTTGCTATCGTAAAGGCAGAAGTAACTGTTGTTGTGCCAGTAACAACTGGTGTTGAACTTAACTGCTTTACGAAGTGTGCTCCTGCAAAACAAAGAAAAGCAGAAGACGAAATTCAAAGAAAAGATAAGACTGCTACTGCGACAGAAGCAACGGTTCTTAGACAAATCTTGTCTCGTCGTAGAGGAGAAAAACTCACTATCAAAAATGCAATTGATAAGTGGGTTCTCTGGAACCAGTATGTTCGCGCAGGAGTTCTTCTGGTAGATCAATTCTTTAATGATACTGAAGAGTATGGTCCTTGGAAAAGAACTGTTGCTGCTTGGGCATCTCTGATGATTTCTATCGGTGAGGAAGAAACTGCAAGTACCTTCATTTCTCTCCTTGGAGAAGAACTTGTTGAACCAGAAAAGTCATATACTCTTACTAAAGAATTTCATGAGTTTTTCAAAGAGCACTGTGCTTTGATGTCTAACTCTGGAAGAACTGAGTTTATGTGGCAACTTTTGTGTATCGCTGCTGATAGAATGCAAAAACAACCTAATGGTAGCATTCAGTTGGGAGTTACTATCGATAAATGTACTCACGACAACCTTAAAAAGCGTGGTCATTATCGTAAGTTCCTTGAAAACCCCGATAACATCAAAACATCCAAACCGCCTTTTTGATAAATAATCTCGCGATCTTTCGTGCGTCGCTTCAAAAGTCGGAACTTACAAGAGGTATGGTTTACCCCATACCTCTTTTTTCATGTCTGTGCTATAAATATATCGGATGCCTTCGGGGTCCACACAATCAAATCTCGCTTTAAAAGGAGAAGTACAAATGGGAAACCTGATGAAGTATAGTGCTGGCGACATATCGCAGCTGCTGGATCGGATAAATAAGAATAGTATTGGTATGGATGAATACCTAAATAGAGTATTCGACTTACACGAAACAACGTCGAATTACCCCCCTTATAACCTGGTTACGGTCAGCAACGTAGAATCGAGACTGGAACTAGCACTAGCAGGATTCAAGAAAAAGCAAGTTAATGTCTACACACAAGATGGAAAACTCTTTGTCGAAGGGCAACGAGAAGATGGAGAAACAGGGAAAGAGTATGTCCACAGAGGAGTGGCTCAAAGATCTTTCACTAGAGCATGGACCCTCAGTGACGAGACGGAAGTTAGATCAGTTAGCTTTGAGGATGGGTTGCTGACCATCACACTTGGTAGGATTGTTCCCACTCATCACCAGAGAAAAGACTGGTTCTAAATACTATTGAATATCGTCGCCGCAGAGGGGCAACTGGCACAATCCAGTTGACGCCCCTCTTTTTTATTGGTAGAATGGGAACGAAGAAAAACTGACTTATGACTATCAAACTTTTGCTCCTGAAATCAGGTGAAGACATGATTGCCAGTGTGGCAGAAATGGGATATGGAGAAGGTGAAGACCGACGAGTGGTTGGATATTATCTCAATAAACCTTGCGTGATCAAGATGCGTGATCCTAACGTTCTTGATGACGAGAGTGAGGGACGTGGACGTAAGGCTGGGTATGAGGTATCTCTCTTCCCTTGGATCCCACTGTCTGCTGAAGAGACCATCCCTGTCCCTGCTGACTGGGTTGTGACTATGGTAGAACCAACCGTCAAACTAAAAGAAATGTACATCGAGGACATCGTAGACCATGGAAAAGACAATCAAAGCAATTCTGCTGGCGAACAATCAGATTCTGGTGAGTCAGATTGATGAGGTAGGAGCAGATATTGGTCAACCAGATTGTAAGTTGACCAATCCATTTGTTCTCCAAAAAGACGGAACACTAGAACCCTGGTTAATTTCTGTGTCACGTCAAGACGTTTTTATGATTAGTTCTGATAAGATTATTACTCTTACAGAGCCCATGCCCACCCTAGTTGAAAAGTACGAAGAACTCACTAAGTAATGCGTTTCTACACTAATGTTCAGTTGATTGGTAATCAGTTCCTCGTTCGGGGAGTTGAGAATGGTAAGAGGTATGAATTTAGAGATGAGTTCTTTCCTACCCTGTTTGTGAAATCTAAGAGAGATTCAAAGTATCGGACATTAAGTGGACAACCTGTAGAAGAAGTGCATCCTGGCACTGTTAGGGATTGTCGTGAGTTTTACAAGCGATATGATGAAGTTGATGGATTTGAGATCTATGGAAACGATCGATACATCTATCAATACATTTCAGAGAAGTATCCTGAGGATGAAATCAAATTTGACATCAGTCAGATCAAACTAGTAACTCTTGATATTGAGACAACTGCTGAGCATGGATTTCCTGATGTAGAATCTGCATCGGAAGAGATTCTTG